GCGACATGATGTCGGTATGCGCGCCCGAGCCATAGCGGCCGGCTCCACTCACGCTGGAATTGACGCGGTCGCCAATGCGCCGATTGTTGGTGTCGAGGATGCTTTGCAAATACGGGTTCTGATCGCCCTGCGCCTGCTGGTAGAGCGATTGCAGCTCGGGTGATAGTCCCCGGTTTTGAATTTGCTGCGTGCCGAGAGCGCGGGCTGCATTGACGCCTTGAGTGCCCCCAATGTCGCGTACGGCCAGATTGCTCTGACCGCTCAGTGAGGTGTCAAAATATCCGTTCAAAGGCGATAGCGTCGATCCCGTATAAGGCTGGTAGCCGACATTATCGTCAAAGAAACTGCCGGCTCGCCCCATCGCCTTTTCGAGATAAGGCTGTGCCGGCGCCCATGGGTCGCGGGTGGCTTGTGTCTGTTGTGTAACGGGTTGCTGACTGCTGCTGCTTCCCATCAGAGCACCTTTTCCATCGCGATATGCGTGAGCCGATAGCCGGCGGGTTTCAGAATTTTGGCCCAGCCCGGTCGGCAGATCGGCCGGCATTCCACTACGCCGGCCTGTTTCAGTAGTTGTTCGAATTCAGGCAGCAGATGCGCCCAGGTTTTGTAGTTGTGCCCCGTCATCCAGACCCACTCTGCAATCAGATCATTGCCGCGCATGTGCAGGCGCACGCCGAGCAGCGCCACCGGCTTGTCGAGGTCGTCCATGATCAGCGTCAACCGCACCTCGAAGTGTGTGACCTTGCGGATAAGCTCAGACACGCTTTCCTTGGTGCGGCGCGCGATCGACGGCAGGAACGGCAACCACAACGGCGCCGTGTCTTTCAGCGCCTCGAAATCGATCGGGATCGGCTCCAGCCTCACAGGCCGTTCTGCGTGCGGAAATCGCCGAGCGTTATTGGCGGCACGCCCTCGAATACCCGCAGCCGGTTCTCGTGATTAAACAACACTGCGGTGGACGGCTGCGGCGTTGGTGGTGACGGTGTTGGCGGCACATAGGGATCAGGCACGTTGCCGTCCGCCAGCCATTCTTCGTATTCCACGCGATCGCGGTTGGCGGGATCGTTCGGGATGCACGCACCATCCTGGGTGCGGATCACAGCATCGGTTGTGGTAAGTTGATAATCTGCCATCACAGCCTCGCATCCAAGCTAATATAGCTTCCGGCGGCATTGTAGTAATATGATTGTCCAACACCGGTTGATGTTATATTAAAATACAGACTGCGTGGGCCGATAGTAGCGGTAACGGCTGACGTGTTGGCGGCTGTCCATGTACCAACATATGTAAGCGTTGGCGCAGATCGCATTTCCATCGGAAGAATGAACAATGGGCCTACTATGCTACCCGCATTAGGCGCGTAAGCTCCAATGAGCGCATCAAAAAGATTATAGCCACCAATTTTCTGCCAGTACCGCTGGCACGTCATCAACTCCTGATCATACGGCCGCATGATGAACGGCGAGCGCGCGGCGGATGGCGCATCGGAGCCGGGGAGAACGACGACGCCGGTCAGATATACCGTACTTGCAGTTGCCCAAAAGTTTGTCGTTGACGACGTGGCAAAGAAATTACCAGCGGTCCAAGTATTAGCGGCTGTCTGATATGTGGCCCCTGCCCCGAAGCAAAAAGCGATAGAAGCTCCCGCCGTGTTGTTGGTAACCCAGGTGCCAGCCACATCGCCTGGAATTGTTACGGTTTTATATTCCCATGCGGTAGCGACGTTGATTGTGACGTTAGCGACATAGCTGCGAGTTCCAGCACCATTTCTAACCGCAACAGCCATTGTTCCTGTAACATTCGCATTGATCCAGAAGGCAATCGTGACGGGAGACGCAGCTGCATTGCCAAACGCAAGCCTTGACCAGCGAACACCCTCAATAACTTGTGTAATATACTGAGTGTCCCCTGCCGCTAACGCGGCAGGAGTGACGCAGATCAGCCCCAGAGCGTTAGTAAATCCCGCTAGAGTAGATATCGGCTGCTGTACCGCAATGCCAGAACGAGTGGCCCCAATATTAACCCCCAAGAAACCATCGACAACGTAAAGCGCTCCTGATCCCGGTGTCAGACTGGTATTGGCAGTACCCTTCTCCTGGCTCACATCCATCGAGCCGTTGATCTGCATCCCGTTGTAGGCCAGCGCCTCAAATGGTGCTGCTGATGCACCGCTGGACGATAGCAAAATCCAGTTGGTGCCGTTGTAGAGCAGATCGACATAACGGCCGAGCAGCAGAGCATTGGCGCCGATGTCCAACCCGGCCTGATCCTTGATCGCCACCGCGCCGATGCCGTCCATGTTCAGCGTAGTGGCGCCGGTGTTGGTAACACCGACCTTAAGCCTCACCGTCAAGCCGGTCGGCACGGTGGTGTAGGCAACACCTGATGTAAACGTCTGCGCGCTGGCGGTGCCGCCGGTGGTGATTGAACCGTTCTTGAGATCGCGGTCCTTGGCATGCGCTGCGAGCATGCTACGGGCGCTGTTGTTCACGCTCGCGCGTGGCTGGCCCTCGGCCCAATTGATCAGCGGATCGGAATTGGCGTTAGTCGTCGCCGTCTTGCTCCAGGCTTGAACGTCTTCACCGGGTGATGCCATCAGGCCGCCTCATAGGTTCCAGAAATGACAAACGCTGCACCGTTGGCGCCGGGATATTCGCCGGCCGAATTTCGGATCGTCGCAACGGTCGGCGTGCCGGACAGGATCACCGCCGACATCGCCTCGGTGTTGGTTTCGTGGTAGCCGGCCAGCGCCTGGCTGGCAGCAAAGGCCATCACCGGCAGGGTTGCGGTGATAAACGTCGCCGCCGTGCCATTGGTGGTGATGGCAATGCGGATGCTGAAACTCACGTTCTTGCCGATCTGGATGTAGCGTCCGGTTGCCGAAGCAGAGGTGAGCGTGCCGGTGCTGGCGGCAAGTGTTGGCGTGTAGGCCGTCCATGCCCCACTGGCGACGGCAGTAGCAGCGAGCGTGCCGCCGGTGAAGGTCAGCCCCGTGCCGACTGTAACGGGTGACCAGACGCTGGTGCCACTGCGATAGTAGATCGTATTGGTGCCGGTTAATGCCGAGATCGCGGTCAGGTCGCCGTCGATCGGCTGATAGCCGCTCAGATCAATCGATATGACGCCGCCAGTGATCGACAGCGGCGGCGTGGCCGAGGATATGCCGCCACCCCCACTACTGGTAATGCCGAGCGCATTGCGCGCGGTGTAGGGATCGCGGGCCTCGTCAAATTTAATGCGGAATGGCGCCGGCGCCCAATCGGTCATGCAACTGTGCCATCCTGCTGCGCCTCGATCACGACGCCCTGCGCGTGCGTCCACACCATGGCACCCGGAATGAACCGGCGAAAGCGATGCAGCCTGGCCGATGAATACAGCGCCGCCGAACCGGTGATCTCGATCATCACCGGGCTTTCCCACACATACGCATCTTGCAGCCGCTCGCGAGTGCCGGCGGCCACCGTGCCTGACGTATCGTCGCGGCTGTCATCCAGCGGGTAGGCATCGCTGACGAATGAACGCATCCCAGGCGACAGATGCACCTCGGCAGTTTCCATGGTGGCCGGCAGATTGGGGCCGGTTAGCGCCGACAGATAGCCAGCAGGGTTGATGGCACCAATCAGCGGACGGCCGCCGACATAGCCGAAACTGTCGAGCGATGGCGCGGTGCTGTCCAACCACTCATCGTCGCCGCCGCCGGTGAGGGGAGTGTCAAGATCGAGGCCGGTCGACGCCAGCAGCGCCCACACCCAGGCCGAAACAATTGCGCGTGCCCAGCGGCTGTTGCTCCAATCGAAAATGATCTGTCGATCGTACATCGGCGAGCCGCTGTCAGCGTGATACACCCACGCCACCCGCGGCTTGTTCACACCGGCAATGCAATGCACGACATTGCGCCGGGCGACATCGGAATGGGCCAGCCACCACTCGTTGACCTTGTCCTGGCCGATCGGCGTGACCTGCTGGCCGGTCATACTGTAGAACCCATCCTCACTCGCAAAATAGAGTACGTTCCCGATGGTATCGAAGCCGTACTTGCTCACACAGCCGCGATCGTCCAGCACGCGCGAGAAACTGAAGATCAGCGTAGTATCACCAGGCAGGAATTGCAGCGTGCGCACGGCACGATCCTGCAGCACATAGCCGATCTCACCGCCAGCAACGCCCATCACAGGCCCTCCGTCTGGCATCTGTTGAGTGTCACAGAGGTTCGTTCCGGGTAGCCACCCAGTGATGTCGTTGATGGCACTCCAAATAATGCTGCGCCTGTTGTAGCCGACGTTGTCGGCCAATCCTGACAGGAACAGAAAATCTCCGATCTGTTTGACGTTGGTTGCGCGCGGCGGCGAACCGGCCAAAGCCGCGAAATTGGTGCCGCTGTCGATTGAAATCGACTGAACGTCATCATTTATATTGCAGGCCACCAGCGTCTGCCCCGACTGCTCCCAGGACCACAGGTCGCCCGGCGCCACATGATAGTCGCCGCCCGCCAAGCGGGTTATGTCGGCCCACTGATCGCGGCTCCAAGTGAACAATTTGGTTTGCGTGCCGGCATAGATTTTCCATTCGCCCGACAGCGTGCGCGCGCAATACAGGCCGCACGGCGTGCCACCGGCATTGAAGTAGGCTGCACCCGGCGGGATGAAGGTTGTGATCCAGCGCGCAACATTGGAAATCCGAAATTCATCGATCCAGCCTTTCCATGAATTGATCGTTACCTCGCCCTGAGCACCGATACTGAGCGCATTGCTGGAATTGTTGAGCGCGCCGCTCAACTGCGTGAAGCCGTCCTGCACCCCGTCAATAAACAGCAGGAAGTTTGCTCCATTGCGAACGAATGCCAGATGATGCCAGCCGGGGTTGATTGTGTCGGAGTACAGCGCGGTGCTGACGCAAGAGGCGGTAGTGAGCGGGCCTGATGCAACTATCGTTCCGATCCTACCATCGGCCCTTCGCAGAATATAAAAACTAGTGGAGGGAATGGTGGAGCCGTTGTCACACTGTCCGGTCATGTTGCGTACAAGGCCAACCGGCTCGTTGCAGTTGAACCAGAAATCGATGGTGAAATCGCCAGAGCCGAGCGCAAAATCCGCACTGTCGGGTGTAGTAATCCAATCGCCAACACCGTCGCACAGCAGCGACGAAGCGCCGAACCTTGCTGCCCCGGTATCGATTTGAGCATTGCCGGCCGCAGTCCACGTATGTGCAGAACCGCCGACATTGGCATCGGCGATGACGGTCGATGCGTCGGCACCATCGAAATGCAGCAACACCTTGGTATTGCTGTCGTTGCCGCTATCCGCCAACCGTGCGGCGGAAAATGCCGCCAGCGAGGGAAACGGCAGATAGGAATT